AACGTCACATTTCCCGCGTTACCAAAAGGCCAAAAGGGGTAACACGCACGCGCCTGATTCACCGTAACCCCTTGATTTACAAAGCCTTTTTCTGATTCGACAATGGGCGCGGCTGGTTTGCCGATCAGGTCAGGTCAGCCAGTGGCAAACGGCGCGAGGCGCAGCGATGGGTTTTGGGGGGGATGTTGCGGGGGATCCCACGTTTTCTTCCCCCAAAAAAAAATCATGTGGTTCTATATGAATCAACGACTTACGAGAGTTGACACTGGGATTTGACTACAATATACTGGTGAAAGGATAACATCTAGCGAACATTTGGAAGGCTTACAGGTATATGGAACAGGGGAAAAGACCGTCTTTATGGGCGATAAAGGCGTTGGGTGCGCCTGATTACAGGTTGATATGGTGGATGTTGGAGCACTGTGACCATTCGGCGGTATTGGCTGCGGGGTGGAGGCAGAAGGCTGAGGCTGATTTGGGTTGGACGAGGGTTCATTTGTTCAAGACGGTTAGGAAGTTGGTGAGGCAAGAGATTGTGATTAGGGACAGGTATGACCGGGCGGTGAAGTTGAATATGAAGGCTTTCCAGATATAGGAGGATAGATATGCAAGCGTTACAAGTGCCGTTAGAGAAAGAGGATTACCAGACTTGCGCTATTCGGGCGTTGATGGAGATGTTTGCGTCTGCCAAGCAAGTGGATAGGGAATCTGTGGGTTTGGTGATGGGTGTGGTGGATTACAAGGGGTATCCGATGCTTGAAATACGACCAGTGGTAATTCAATGAAATTTCCTGTTAAGAACTTTTATGACTTTTGTAAGTCTCTGAGGGTTGAGACAAAAGAGGATGGTCTGGTGTATTTGGGTGACCAATTGCTTGGTACTCAGACCTATTTGATTGAGGAAATATCTAAAGGATTGGAAGAAGACGTACACTATTTTGTTATCTTAAAAGGTCGTCAACTTGGAATTACAACAATCTCGCTTGCCCTTGATCTGTACTGGCACTACAAATATGGAGGAGTACAGGGAACGCTGGTTACGGATACTGAAGACAACCGAGATATGTTTCGGTCTACCCTCAGTATGTACATGGATGGATTACCACCAGAATTCAAAATCCCTGCCGAAAGCCATAACAGAACCCAACTTGTACTGAAAAACCGTTCTCGCATGGTTTACCAAGTTGCGGGTACACGCAAGAAAGGTGGTCTGGGGCGCGGTAAAGCTATTATGTTCATGCACGCTACCGAGACGTCCTCTTGGGGCGATGAGGAGGGTATAGCCTCCCTTGAAGCCTCCCTTGCCGAACATAACCCCAAACGTCTGTATCTCTGGGAATCAACAGCCCGAGGATTTAACGTCTTTCACGATATGTGGGAGACAGCCAAGTCTGCCCGAACCCAAAGGGCTATCTTTATTGGCTGGTGGAGAAACCAGTTCTACTCGGTCAAGAAAGAATCCCCAATATTCAAGACGTACTGGGATGGACGACTGACCACCGAGGAAAGAGCTTGGACAAGGGAAGTTAAACAGTTGTATGAATACGACATAACTCCTGAGCAGATTGCTTGGTGGCGTTGGAAGATGGCAGAGGTCATCAAAGACGAAACCATGATGTACCAAGAGTTCCCGCCCACTGAGCAATACGCCTTTGTGATGTCTGGTTCGCAGTTCTTCAGTGCTCAGAATATTACTGATCGCTACAAATTAGCCAGACAGATGACTCCTGATTACTACCGATTCTTGTTGGGTGAGCACTTCAAAGATACTGAGTTGGTTGCCAGCAAATCGTCTGTAGCTACGCTAAAGATATGGGAAACGCCCAAGCAAGGCGCACACTACGTTGTAGGTGCTGACCCTGCCTACGGCTCATCTGAGTGGGCTGACAGGTTTGCTATCGTGGTCTTGCGGTGCTACGCAGACAAGGTTGAGCAAGTAGCCGAGTTCTGTACAACAGAATGCAATACCTATCAGTACGCATGGGTGCTTTGTTATCTGGCGGGTGCTTACGGCCCGAACGTCATGGTCAACCTTGAGATCAACGGCCCGGGTCAAGCGGTCTGGTCTGAGATGCTGAACTTGAAACGTACTGCCGCAGCCGAAGCCAATATCTCTAAGAACACTGGTTTGTTTAACGTACTGTCAAACATTCAAAACTACTTGTACAAAAGGACAGATACGATCAGTGCCGCGCCGGGGGCATACCACTGGAAGACAACTTACGATACCAAAGAACGTATGTTCAACGGTATGAAAGATTGTTTTGAGAGAGGGTTATTGACCATCAGATCAACCGAGTGCTTGGATGAGATGAAGAACGTGGTTAGAGACAACGGCAGTCTGGGTGTGCCGGGTCGTGGCAAGGATGACCGCGTAGTAGCTATGTGCTTGGCTACGATTGCATGGATTGATTTTGTACGCTTGCGTCTTGTTCAGCAAGGTGTGGTCAGAAAACCCGAGGGTAATGATGAAGTGCCTGATGTATTGGGCAAATCGGTTAACAACTATCTCAGAGCAATAGGTGTGCAATGATCTCGCAAACAGAAATTCGGGCTTGGTTGAACCAGAAAATCATCCCTGTGAAGGGAACTTGCGTAGATTTACAGTCGGTCAAGTCCCCATCAAGGCTTACAACCAAGACAATTGCACGTCATTTGAACACTGACCACGGCAATTTTTGGAACATGATTAAGGGAAACAGAAAGTTTCCCAAAGATTTACACAGGGAAATGAGCAACTTCATCCATGAATGGGAAGCTGGCGAGTGGAGAATTGAGATCAAAGGCTTTAAAAAAGGTCTTGTCAGGAACGAAATTCCCAAGAAACCAGTGACATTTACCGTGAATTTGGGTACTTTGACCTTGAATAAACCCAATTTTTACCCCACAAGGGACGTTATGCCCTCAAAACTCTGGAGAGAATGATGACAGTGATGAAAGAATGGTTCTGTATGGCTCATGGCAAGTTTGAAAGTGCCAAATCGGTCTGTCCAAAGGGTTGTACAACCGTAGAAAGACGGTTTTTCACCCCTACAAGCATCAAAACGTCTGGTAGAACCAATAATATTGATAAAACACTACAAATGTTGGCTGACGACTATAAATTGACCGACATTAACAACCAAAACGGTACTGCTGCTGTAAAACGCCCAGATTCAAGGGTTGTTAGCCAGATGGAGCAGATGAACCAAGCTATTCAGCAAAGATTTGGCGTAAATGCTCGCGGTGGATGGGGTGCAATGCCAGATAAAGGTGGTGCAAGTGCCGCAGCGCAGAATTTAGGTGCGTCTGGTACTGTAGACTTAAACTCTGTCAAACAGGTTTTGCCTGATTGGAAGAAAAATGTTATTGTTCATGCGGCAGATCAAAGCAAAATACCAACATGATTATTCCAAGCAACCCAGACCAACGTGAGCAACTTTATCAAGAGCTGTCCGAGAAATGTCTTATCTCTCGCAACGACAGAATTGCTCAGTACAGCACTTTGCGTTCATATTTTTTGTTTGGTGCTGGCCCAGAAGCCAGACCCGCCAATTTCAACAAGATATTCCCGCACATTGACACACTCTCCTCTTTTCTCTTTGCCGCCGATACCACCAGATTTAGTATCGTTTTGGGAGCAGGTGTCAAAGCCGAAGCCGAGCACAAGAAAACAGGCCCACTGATTCGCAGACTCAACGACAAATGGTCAGACTCAAACGCTGACATTGTGATGGGTCAGGCAGTGAACTGGGCGTTGGTTTACAACTCTATGTTCATCAAACTGATTCAACGTGGTCGTGACACTACACCGTACTTGGTTGACCCATCATCCTTTGGTGTATTAAGAGAAGATCAAACCCAACTTGATAAACAAGAAGCGTTTGTACACACTTACTTTACAACCAGATCACAACTGGAAAGAGATTTACACGCACACCCTAATTTGAAATCCATCATGTCTCGGGTGAACGCTACCCAACAAGAGACAACACAAATGATGGCGGGTGTACAAAGAATCATCACGTCTCAATTCTCAGGCGCAGGACTTAATCAAAACATGATTGGTAATGCCACAGCACCCTTGCAAAACACTTTGATGTACAAGCCAAAGGTCGGCGAAGAAGTCATTGAAATGCAAGAGCTTTATGTCTGGAACGATGAGGCAAACGATTACCAGATTGTCACGATGGCATCTGGCGGCGTGTGCATCTTTGACAGACCAAACTTTTTTTATCACGGTGAACACCCATTCATTCAAATATGTCCAAATCCCGCGCCTGATTACTTCTGGGGATATTCAGAGGTAGAGAGATTGATGCGGTTGCAGGATATGCGTGAACACCGCATGAACCAAGTTTCTAACTTGTTGGACAGATCGGCTGACCCACCCACTGCTTTGACAGGTTGGATGGGATTGGTTGATGAAAAGAATTTTGCTTTGTCCAAGGTTGGAGGCGTGTTGTCTTCAAGTGAAATGGGAGCAAAAGTTGAGCAATTCAGACCCGTTGTCCCACCAGACACCTTTACCGAAATCAGAGAAATCGACCATATGTTCTCTGAAATGTCAGGAATCTCAAACGTCTTGTCAGGACGTGGAGAAACTGGAGTTAGATCAAAGGGTCACGCATCTGAGCTTGCACGACTCGGGTCGTCTCGCCCGAAGAAAAGAGCATTGGTCATTGAGGATTCTTTGGAAAACCTTGCCACTAAGTATTTGAAACTTGACCAACAACACAATCCTGACCCACTCAGAACGCCTGATGGACAGGAATTTATCTCTGAGCAATTTACCAAGGACTTTATGGTGAAAGTGGATGCTCACTCATCAAGCCCTGTGTTTATGGAAGATTTGAAGCATGACGCAACTGAATTGCTGAAGGCCAAAGCAATCACAAGGTCAATGTACGTCAAGCTAATCCATCCTCCAATGGAACAAGAGATTTTGCAAGAGTTAAAAGAAATAGAGAAAAAAGAGGCAGAAATGGCTAAGATGCAAGCAGCACAAGCGCAACAAAAGGGTGCTTGACAAGGCTTGTAGATTTGATATATTGAGGTTGCAGAGGGAACGGTGAAACAGTTCAGCCGACAAATTGAACTGGTGCATTTATGGACAAGGAAAACCTGCCATGCGTAAAGCTAAACGCGGTCGTAAAAGCAAGCGTTAATTCGCTTGTGACCATTCACAATTCACCCTTCCTTTCAACCTAATTTGGAGAACCATCATGGCTCGCAAAATGAAACGTTCAAAGCGCAAGTAATGCGTAGGGGCTGAGAAATCAGCCCTTTTTTACATGGTTGCAGGGGCTATGTAAAAAACCACAGGACAGAAATGGCATACGATTCATACGGTGGACTCAGCGTAAACACTGAGGGCAGAAAGCCCTCTTTTTCTGTTGTGGCAAACAATATTAGCTTGGCAGCCACCGCTACTGATTACTTTACGCTGTCCAACCCTGCAACAAGCAACAAAATCTTTCGTGTAACGTTTGTCAGAAGTGTAAGCACATCTACTGCAAATAACACACCAAACGTTTATTTTTATAAACGTACTACTTCAAATACTGGCGGTACAACAAGCACGTTGACCCCTACTTATTACGACACAAACAATCCAACTGTTTCTGGTGTGGCGGTTACTTATTCTGCCAACCCTTCTGCCCTTGGCACAGGAACATTGGTGTATGGTTCACACGCATTTTCATCTTCTGGAACAACAAACATTTCACCAATTGAGCTGACATTTGGTCAAAGACCATCACAATGTTTGGCGTTGAGACCGGGTGAATTGTTTGCTGCAAACTTTGGCGGTCAAACCGTACCCGGTGGTTTTACAACCTTCTTGGTCGTAGAATGGACAGAAGAAATACTGAGTTACACTTGACTTGGAAACAAATGTGATGTATTTTTCGCTTAATTAAGGAAAACAAATGGCTGCAACACCTGCTTCTCCCCCGAAAATTGGTTCGTTGACCTTCCCTACGATGGCGGCGAATACAGACACGGCTATCACAGCTTTTGCTGGTGGTGGTCAAACCAGTGCAACTTTGCTGACCGCACAATTCAACAAAGTAGCAACAGTTGCATCTTCGGCAGACTCTGTAAAGTTGCCTCAGATAAGCGCAGTGCCTAATACGTTGGGTGCAGTTGGTTCTTCTGTGATTGTCAGAAATGCTGGCGCAAATTCCACTCAAGTTTTTGGTTCTGGAACAGATACCATTAATG